ATAAAAATAAACGGATAAGATTAAGCCTATCCGTTTATTTTTATCTAATATTAATTTTTCGAAGCATTGTCTGCAGTTCCCTTTATATATTTCTCTACAGTATTACCATCAAACGTAGCTCTAGGATGACCATTAGTATCATTTTTTATTTCATATCCACCTGAAGATGTTTTAGCAGCAAATATATAATCTCCAATTTTAAATTTACTACCCGCTGTAATCGGAGTAGGTACACTGGCTAAATAATTATTATTAACCAGTTCTTGTATATTTTTAGCTTCTGTACCTTTCTCAGCGTACTGCAAAGTAAGCGCAGTTTCAATAATACGCAAATCTGCAGCAACCTTAGCACCTCGAGCTGATATTGTAGCGTCCATAAAACGTGGAATCGCCAACCCTGCTAAAATACCTAAAATAGCAATTACTACTACCAATTCCACCAAAGTGAAACCTTTTCTGTTTTTAGTAATCAGTTAGTTTGTTCAGAAGTAAATATATTTATAATAAAAATACTTATGTATTAGCGCCATTAGGGATCTTTCACCTTGTAGTTTAATTTAATGCACAACTTATAATTTACTAATTAATAGAGAAGCTGTTTAGTGTGATCTTTATTTAAGTGAAAAATAACATTTTAAAAACACCTGAAATTTTATAAAATTGGTCAAAAAAAAAACGACTGACAAATGTCAGTCGTTTTTAAACATTGAAAATTATTATTAACTTTCAGGTGTAGTAACCTGTTGATCTCCGCCTAAAAGAACTGTTAACGTATAACTGGAACCACTAACACCTGTAAGATTGGTAGCACCGGTTAATGTAATTGTTCCTGATGCACCATCTGCTCCTGCAGTATAAGTATATGCCGCACCATCACCAGCAACACCTTCTGTAGTACCGCCACCTTTTTTTAATACTTGGGCGATAATAAATTTACCAGTTGGAACACCAGGCCAGTTACCTTGGACTAAATCAGCAAAATCGTTTTGTGCAGTTGGGTATTTAGCATTTTTGGCATAATAAATCATTTCTGCCGATTGGATGGTACGCATATCAGCTACGATTTTTGCGCCGCGGGCAGATGCAGTAGCATCAAGAAAACGCGGAACTGCGATACCGGCAAGGATACCGATAATGGCAATTACTACTACCAGTTCTACCAAAGTGAAACCTTTTTGGTTTTTAATAAAATGTTTTAAAACTAGAAAGGTCGTTATAAAAATGAAATCAACGAATAACTACTCATTTAGTCAAGTGCCACAGGTAAACATTCCTCGAAGTGCTTTCCAGCGTGACAATGGCTATAAAACAACTATGAATACAGGTGATTTAGTCCCTGTGTATGTTGATGAAATCTTGCCCGGTGATACTTTCAGTATCTCTCCCACATTATTTACCCGTTTAGCTACTCCGATTGCTCCTATCATGGATAATATGTATCTGGATATTCAATGGTTCTTTGTCCCTAATCGTTTAATCTGGTCAAATTGGCAACGTTTTAACGGTGAGCAGGATAATCCTGACGATTCCACAGATTATATTATGCCTACAGTCAGTCCCATTACCCCGCAGGCCCAATCAATATATGACTATATGGGCTTGCCTATCAATGTAACTTTAAAAGATATCGTATCTTTGCCGTTTCGAGCTTATAACCTTATCTACAATGAATGGTATCGGGACCAAAATTTAATGGATTCCGTCCCTGTAAATAAAGGCGACGGCCCAGACGACCCCAACGACTATATTATCCTTACTCGTTGCAAGCAACACGATTATTTTACCTCTGCGTTGCCTTGGCTTCAAAAAGGGCAAACTGTTGATTTGCCTATCGGTGGTCAAGCTGCAATTATTGACCCTACTCCTAGAAATGGTTTCTTTTTAGGTTCTAATGAGCCTTGGCTTGCTGGTATCGAAATGAACCCCGGCGGTCAGCCAGAAATTACAAATGATGTCTATGGTCCGAATGCGATAACTGTTCCTACTGGTGCTGGTCATCTTGGTTTAGCGAGTTTCGGTCGTATGGGAACTAATGAAACTACAGTCTGGGCCGGCAGTTTAGATGAGGTATTGTCTAGAAATGCTTACGCTGATTTATCAACAGCATCTGCAGCAACAATCAATTCTCTCCGTCAAGCGTTCCAAATCCAAAGGTTGTTAGAACGTGATGCCCGTGGCGGTACTCGTTACACTGAAATACTCCGGTCTCACTTTGGTGTTATTAGCCCCGACGCTCGTTTACAACGTCCGGAATTTCTCGGCGGTGGCTCTACTCGAATTAATATTAACCCTGTTGCTCAAACATCATCCAGTGACGCATCTACCCCGCAAGGTAATCTTGCCGCATATGGACAAGGTACGTTACATAATGGCGGTGTATCTAAATCGTTTACCGAACATGGTTATATTATCGGTTTAGCTTCGATTAGGGCTGATTTAACTTATCAGCAAGGTATTAACCGTATGTGGTTCAGGAAAACGCGCTGGGACCATTATTGGCCTGCTCTTGCCCATCTCGGAGAACAAGCTATCTTAAACAAGGAAATATACGCAGATGGTACGGATGCTGATGAAGAAGTATTCGGATATCAAGAACGATATGCAGAATATCGTTACAAACCTTCTCTCATTACAGGAAAATTCCGTTCAACCTATGCCCAGCCCCTTGATTTTTGGCATTTAGCCCAAAAATTCGAGAATCGCCCCGCATTAAACGCAGAGTTTATCCAGACTGCTGTACCTTTAGAACGTGCGATAGCCGTAACAAACGAACCTCAATTTATAGTTGACTGCTATTTCCATACCCGCTGTGTACGCCCAATGCCTATGTATGGCGTTCCTGGCTTAATAGACCACTTTTAAGGAGGTTTTATAATGTCTTGGTTATCTGATTTGGCTCCTAGTCTTGTTGGTGCTGTAGGTGGAATTTTAGGACAAAAAAACGCTAATTCAGCAAATGCCGCTATGGCTCGTGAAAATCGTAATTGGCAGGAATATATGTCTAATACAGCGCATCAACGAGAAGTTGATGACCTTCGAGCCGCTGGTTTAAATCCTATACTGTCTGCAAACAATGGAGCTTCTACCCCTTCTGGTAATATGGCAGTTATGGGAAATATCGCCGATTCAATACCTGAAGCGGCTTCAGCTTATCAGTCCCAACGTATGAGACGTAAAGAACTTGAACTAGCTTCCGAAATTGGAAAAAGCACGATAAAAAATAATAATGCTTCGGCAGACAAATACTTTTCAGAAGTAAAGTTTAACGAAGAAACAATAGCTATACAGAAAGCAACATCAGCGGCCAATGTGGCTCAAATATTTAAAACTATTGAAAAAATAGGACAGGATATCGAAAACAGCAAACAAATAACTGCTGCGCAGGTGTCTAATCTTGCTGCTACTGCTGCTGCTGCTTTAAAAAATGCTGATACTAATGCTTTTGATGCTGCTAATCGTGCTGAGAAATATGGTTATGAAAACCGTGAGAGTGAGCAGCGTTATAAAATAGGTGGTCTTAGGTATAAAAATGCTAGTCGGTTTGAGAATACTAGTGAACCTGAGTATTATACAGGTCGTTTCGGTCAGTCTCTTTGGTCACTTCTTGGGCGTAATTATCACGATTATTAAACTAGTAAGGAGATGAAAACAATGTATAAAAATGCTATTAAGTATCTTGTAACTGCTGTTCTTACTGCTATAGCTACTTATTTTGGTATTAATTTCAATGTATAAGGAGTTGAGAAAATGAAACGCTTTAAGGTATCCAAACGCCGTAGCAAACGCCTTTTCAGGCGTACTGCATCTAAAGTTCATAAAAAGAATTTAGGCTCATATCATATGCGTGGAGGTATAAGGATGTGATTATATGCCTTGCTATTCACCTCTTACTGCTTGGCTTGACTACGGCCATCTTACTAAGTCAGGCAAACCCTCTGTAGTGTTTAGGGGGTCAAATGACCCCCTATATAAACCGAAGACAGTTCCTTGTGGTCAGTGTATAGGTTGCCGTCTTGAATATAGTCGAAAATGGGCAATCCGTTGTACTCATGAAGCTTCTTTGTATGACCGTAATTGCTTTATAACATTGACTTATGATGATAGGAGTGTGATGTATGATCAAAATTTGCATTTAGACCATTTACAAAAATTCTTTAAACGTCTACGAAAAAAGTTTGGCGAAGGTATTCGTTACTTCGCTTGTGGTGAATATGGCTCAAAAAATGGTCGGCCACATTATCACGCTTTGATATTTAACTTTGATTTTAATGACAAAAAATTATGGCAGGTGAATAAGAATGGGACTAAATACTTTGTATCTGATGCTCTGTCTAAATTGTGGACTGCTGGTTTTAGTACTACTGGCGCTGTTACTTTTGAGAGTGCAGCTTATGTCGCTAGATACACACTTAAAAAGGCTTCAGGCAACGTTAAGAATGACAGATCTTCACATTGCAGGCCTGAATTCCTCGTTATGTCACGCCGCCCAGGTGTTGGCAAAGGCTGGATTGAAAAATACGTAGATGAGGTTTATCCCCTTGACAGAGTAATAGTTCGTGGTCGTGAATGTAAGCCACCTCGTTACTATGATTCGTATTATGAATCATTATCAGGAGATGATTACCAGTTATTAAAAATAAGTCGAGAGCTTAGAAAGAAAGACGGTCCAGTTGATTATGCTCGTTTATCTGTATCACAGATTATAAAAGAGTATCAAATTAGTAACTTAGTACGTCCGCTAGAATATGATTAAAAAAAGGAAGTGTAAAAAATGACTAACAAAAAACAACAAAACAAAATCTTACTCAATATCTATGCTGTACTTGACCGTCCCGCCAACTCTTTTGGCACTCCTATCTTTCTACCTAACGAAGCTGAGGCGGTTCGAACTTTTTCGCGAGCTGTAAATGCTCCAAATACTATATTAGGTTTATACCCTGACGACTTTGTATTATGTCACCTTGGTACTTACGATCTGCTTTTAGGTCGTTTTGAAAACTTATCCCTACCTAAACAGATTCTCGCCGCACGTGCCGTGCTCAACTCTGTCCCGGTCGCCCCCGCGCCGGAGAGCGAGCAGGGGGGCGAAACCGGGGAAGGAGTTGAGAGTAATGACTGAATTTAAAATTAAAAACCAATACTCCGCCCGTGTCCCCTCGTCCGGACATATGACTTATTGTCCGTCTAAAGCTGTTCAATCTCAAAAGGAAGAAGCTGATGTAAACAATATTATCTCTCGGTTTGTTAATGATGGTGTATTGCCTGTTTCTACCCGTAGACCAGAAGCAATGGATTGCCCAGATATTGACTTTATGCAGGCTCAAATAAAAATTTTAGAAGCAAAAGCAGGATTTTACGAACTTCCAGCGAAAGTACGTAAAGAGTTTAAAACTCCTGAAAACTTTATAAAATTTGTAATGGACCCTAATACTACAAGAGAGGACCTTGATAAATATGGATTACTTAAAGAATCTATTAGTCAACCTGTTTCTAGCGTTTCTTCTGATAGTGGTAGCAGTTCTTCTGTTGTTTCTGGGTCTTCAACTTCGTTAGAAACGAAGTCTGCACAGTTGCCTACTTGATGTAACTGTGCAGACTGACACCTTTTAAGGTTGTCAGTATATATCTATTTCTATAGTTTAATACTATACATTTTCTGTTTTTAGTAAAATTCAAGAGGATTAATAATTTCCATTAAGTTAGTATCAGCAGTCTGAGCGTTTATTAAACGCAGGGGTTATTTATTAAATTTATAACGTTTTGTAAGACTCTGGTAAGACACGAATCAATATTTTAGTTTGTTGATTGCAGTTAAAAGCTGCCGGATATTTTTGTGAGTGTAGCTTTCGGTGACATCGGCATTGGCGTGACCAACTATGCGTTTTAAAATAACGCTGCCGGCGCTGATCCCGCATGAGTCCATACCGCTGATAAAGGTATGACGACAGTCATGGGGCTTATGCTGCATTTTTAATGTTGACATTAACAGGTTAAAAAAACGTTTTTTGTAGGTATCGTAGATTATTGGCTGTCCATTTTCTGTTTCGATCAGATATTTACCGTGCATACGGGCGGCGACAAGCGGCACGATATCTTTATGCAGTGGCAGGATACGGTGTGCTGCTTTTGTTTTAGTACCGTGCAGGTCAATAATCTGCTTTTTGAGGTCGATATGTACCGTTTGTATTTCCAGCAGCTCGCCGATGCGTATACCGCTGTAAAGCATGATCAGTACCGTATCGACCAGCCTGACGTCATTGTAATGATGGCGGCTGCCGTCAGCAAGCGGCAGTGTCAGTTCAAGATTTTTCCATAAACATTTGATTTCACTGTGAGTAAAAATACTGCGGGATGTTTGTTTGGCAGTAGCGTTCTTTTCCAGATAACGTGAATAGTCTACGTTGATAAGATCATTTTCAAGTGCGAGGCGAAAAATACCGTTGAAAATAGTTTTTAAGCGTGTTTGCACACTGGGGGAAAGGTGCTGATTATTATCCAGGACTGCCTGCATTTGTGCTTTTTTTACTTTTTTGATTGGTTCGTTGGCAATATCAGTACATTTTTTCCAGGCTGCCGTAAAACTGCAGCGTGAGGAACGTGAAAGACGGACGGTATGTTTGTCATACCACTGGTTGTAAAGCTCGCCTAAAGTGATATGCTGCAGATTTAAGTCGTAAGGGCGTTTGTTGTAGTCGGCAAGTGCGATTAGGGCAGCGCGTCTGCTGGTATAGTAACCAAGTGTGTGATATTTTTGCAGTGGTTTGCCATCTGTTTGATACTGCCAGCCTGCTGTCAGTCGTACACGATAGGGTTTGCGGCGGTTGCCGGGCAGTTTGCTGATGCCCCCGTAACCGTTAGGATTTTTCAT